GTGGGTTTTGTCCATTTTCATGTTTTCAAAGAAAGCAGCGAAAAACATGCGGAGGATGATATTCCAATGTAGAGGGGCGGTGGAGAATAAACGAGGTAAAAACGCGTGAACTTTGGCCCAAGATCTTCTTTCATCCTTAAGACAATCTTGAAAGATGATGACAATCTTATCCCATTCACCCTTATCGATATGCTCAATAGTCTTATTGATCAGAGCAACCAATTCAGGTTCTGGGATCTTCTTTTCTCCTTGATATTTTGGTTCGGTGCGTTGACCACCATCACCATAATTGATCCATCCCCATTTTCCTTTGCCACGACGTGGCAAAACTTTCTCTCCATCATGTAAAATTCCAGGGGCTGTGTCATTCTCAATGGGCAAAAAGTTTCTCCAACCAGGCACTCCGTTGATTGCTTCATCAATGGTCAGGGTGCGATGCGATACTCTGGTTGGTATACGGGACAATATGGTCTCACATGTTTTATCTAAAATATCTAAATACACACGAGGTAGGTCGGGGGGTGGGTCACGTTCAAATTTGTTGATAGCGTTCTGGGCAGGGGAGTGGAACACGCCATCAACATACTGGGGTCTTAAATCAACTGGCCCAGTTGTTGGCTCATAACCCATACTGCGTAAGTGGTCTGCAGCTGGGGTTTCACAAATAGAGGTGTCTTTTGGTAAATAGATACGTTCGTTCTTTGGAAGTCGACGAACTTCTGTAGTACCTTTGGGCAAAATAATAATGGGTTCTTCAACCTTCATTTGTGATTCCATCTCAGCGGGTTCTGCTAATTTGGAGAGGCCAACATCAAGAACTTCCTTAGTTAATAAATGACACACACCATAAAAACCATCTCCAGCAACATGAATGCCAAGGATCTTCCGTACCATCTGAGGGTTGTACGCAACGTACGGTAACCCACAGAAGCCGACAGCATTCGGGATGTGTGTCTCGATGAATGCACCAATGTGACGGGTAACTTTGGTGCTTCCAGACTTGTCTACATAGCTCGTCCCACGCTCGCGGTAGGACCCACTACCAATTAAGTTAGTGGTGCCGCCTTCAGTTAATTTGACTAAGCCAACTGTGGACAGGTTTGAGGGAAGTTCACTCTTTTGAACAATATGATCGACAATATCCTTCTGGGCAGGGAAAGTTCGATCAAGGACGGATATCAACATAAGATCTTCACCGATCATCACAAATTTCAAATGATCAACATGAACTTTGTGAACACTACGGGTCGTAGCAAAGGTGATATAATTGAATCCATCGGGGCGGGCTGAGAGAAAATGGGCAACAGTAACAGATAATCTTTCTCTCAGGAATGTGGCATACAAAGCACCGTATTTGTAGCCATTATCGTCTGTCCAACAGATCTTTGAAACATTTGGAGCTAGACGTTTTTCGATAAGGTCACTGGCGTTTGGATCATTATCCATTTGGGCATAAACTTCCAGTTCGGTGCTAACAGGGGGGTGATAGACATCCTTCATTTGTGGTTGAATTTTAAAGACTTGACCAATTTGTTGTGGAGCAGTGGTCTTCTTCACCCATCGTTGGATCTTGGTCTTTGGGTCACCAGATGTATCCAATTGCTCTTCATAGTCCGTCTGTTTGTAACAATGGTAGGCTTGACGACTAAGGAGCAAACCAATTGCTAAGGTTCCAAGGCAAATGGTGATAGTACCAGCATGATTAAGGACGGGGTATCGTTCAACCAAGGTTTTCTTCTCGTCTCTCAACCGATCAACAAGACGTAAGGGTGCAGATAAATGGTGTTTAAAGGTGGTCCACCATTCTTGTCGATAGTATTTATCAATTACAGCCTTAATCTCTTCTTTAACCTTTTGGACAGATTTAATTTGTG